CCATGTCTTAGTTCATTGCCAGAGTGGAGTCCAACCCACCCTGACCCTCGTGAACGAGGGACGCACGTAAGGGGACGATGGTTTTACATCATCTGAACTCCCCCCATGCGCCGCTCGCATCCACTGGTCGTAGCGATAGTGATCGTAGTACACCCAATAGGGCAACTGTAAATCATTCACGCCACATAGACCTAGTCGTTGTATCTCTTCACGATGCAAGTTGTTGTTCCACTTCACGTTCACGTTTTTAAGGTGGACGCGAGAGGTGAATATCCCAAATTCATCAGGATCGTCAACAAAAGGCATGGCAAAGCGCTTGGTGCCATCTCTGACACCAGCGACCTTCACATCATTGAGCAGATATTGTATCAGTACTTTACGTACCGACATAAGTCTGTTATTTCCCGCAAGATTTATCTGCGAGATCAGTGATGCAAACGCCTGGGCGTCTAACGTCGTTTTATGGCGTCGAACGCGAAACAACATAGGTGTAACAGTGTAGCCGTTAAAGCAGTAAATTCCGCAGCTCTCTCGAACTGCCTGCTTTCCAACGAAGGATTTACGTCGGTTCACGACTAGTCCACACTGTTCCAGTAAATACGTGACAAACGGAGTGACATTGCTGTCACAACAGATGTCGTCGCCATAGATCCTTGGTGCCACATAACCTGATGAAGGTTTCTGTGGATCGAGGTTCATACGCTTAAGCATTTCTGCCAGCGATGTCTTGTCGATGGAGAGACAGGATAGGTCCCCCCCAATCGGGATCTGGTTAGCATGCATCAGATAACCTAGTATCGTAATAGCTAAGAACGTGGCGCACTGTGTGGGAAAGCAGAGAGCTGACCCCATTGGCGCAAACTTGTTCAACGTAACGATTTCCGTACCCTTTTTTCCTAGGGCCGGGATAGTCACGGTAGAGGATCTAGTGCCAAGCAGATAGGTAAGCTGCTTGGGGCTAAAAATCCCTTTAACTATATCGATGTGTACTCGATCTGACGCTTCACTAAGGTCGATCGTGTCAACCTGACCGTAAACAGAACCCCATTCCGCGTAATAGCGGGATAGTTCTTGCTTGGACAGGTCAACAAAACGACCCATCAGACCTGCACGTATGGATTGCACAAACATGCGGAGAACCGCCTGCTGTGCATACATGTATGCATTTGGCTCTAACGCTATGGTACGCGCAGAGCGGATGTCCTTCGGGACGTCTTTTATTCGACCGCGCATAGTTGCACCATCCACCCATTTCGATGGGTGATCATCTAACCGGTTATCCACCTTTCCAAAAAGGTTGGGCCGGAAGAGATAAGCTAGCTTACGATCCCAGCGGAGTTGTTCAAACTTCAACTGGGGATCCAACGTTTTCTCTGCCGTGCTGCCACTCCCAAAACGAGGGAGTAGCACAGTGTCATCAAAATCGGGTAAAATCACCGACATGATGTCACGAAGTCTGGCCTTGATGACGTTATCTATAAGCAAGCCGTCCATGCTCTTTTCCGTTTCACGCCATTTGCGAAATGCATCTGACGCGAGTTCGGGGTTGACATAATCGAGTTTCTTCCCGAAGTAAAGGAAGGACAAGAGATACGTCAAAGTATGGGAGCAGCCAGTGCGGAAAAAGTGAAGGTATTCCCGGAAAACCGGTGTACCTCGCATTTCATCGACGAAAACCCCAGTTCTGGGGCCGTCCGCCGATCTCTCGCATGACGCGAGGATGCGGTCCGCATAACTAGCATAGGCAACGATCAGAGGTCGCAGACCTCCTATTAGCGTCTTTTCAAAGCGCGTATAGGTGCGACTAGGTTTCTGGTCACCTAGAGGACTGTCATGGAGCAGTGCAAGATAGGCAGTTATGAACAGCGCAGAGATGTTGCTGTTTTGGCTACCTTCCACACGAGCTGTGTTTTTGACGAAATGGCCCGCTGTACGGTATGCAGGCCCCTCCGGTTTGGGCGCAAGTACTACGCCCGGTTCCACTTACAGAGCTACGGTTGTCAGAACGCCGCGGTCGAGTGCATCCACAATTGAAGTCGTGGGGTACCCGTTCGCAGCGGTCAGGGTCTTAGCGACGAAGCCAAAGGCTGCTCCGAGACGATCAGTGATGAACTGCGTACTTTTTGCAGTTCTCCCACTGTAGTTCCAGAACAAGCCCGCGGATTCTTCGAAGTTCTCGACCTCACCCGTCTCCGTCGTTGTTTGACGAACAAGGGTGTACAAGGTAACCGTGCAGGACGTTTTGTCTGTCCGGCCGTCGTAAGACTTGACGACCGAAACACGGACAGCGTCGCTCGCCGCCCCAGCGTTATAGGTGAACTCGGCTTTGAGCACGTTTCCAGCGATGGTAGGGAGAATGAGGACGAAGTTCGCCCGCAATCCCGCATCAAAGGTCTTGAGCTTGAGGTCTAAGTCCACCAACGTGGGGATAGGATGAGTGGTAGTGATAGTCAAGGTGAGGCTTTTCCTTCTCGCAGCATTTCGCATGCGAATTCATTACGTGACATAACTGTCACGGGACTGATTACCCAAGGGTCACAACAACTAGTGCACCTAAGGCCGCCGCGAATTGCAGCGATTGTGGAGGAGGTAGTAGGTCAAACCTACCATCCCTGGGAACAGGGTGGTGGAAGGATACGCGCCGTATAAAACGACGGAGTTGTAATCCATCCCTAGAGGTAAGGCCTTCTCGTTGTAGCTCCCACGGAGTGAGCCGGTAGTCCAAACGGACTGAGTGCACATAGTAGTGCACGGGTAAAAGTGCCAAACCGAGATTGTTATCAAGGTTCTGCGCTTTATACTCAAGACCAGTAAACCATGTGGCCACGAACGAGAACGGAACGGTGGCTAGAAAGTTCGAAGACGTTGGCCCAAAGCCAGTGGCTAAGAGCTGTAAGTACCGAACCATGTTGACACCAAGACTTCCCCGTAGGACAACTTTCGATACTGCCACGCATTTCAGCGTGCCCTCACCGATGGGTGCGGAGAATTCACGCGGTATTTCTATCGTGTGAGATCCGTGCAGTATATTGTTGCCCAATAACGACTCTGAACCAAGGAGTTTTATGGCATTAGTAGCCAGGCGATGCACTTCTTTCGCGTCCTCAATGGAGGGCGCTAGGCCGAATTTGAAGGCCAAGTATGCATTAGCCAGATCCTTGATCAGACCAGGAACGACCGACAAATCTCCGTTAGCGATCTTCTCCGCAGTACGCCCAACTTGGGCGATCGCAGGCAGAAAGCTTAGGATCTCTGTGATTTCCGGGGCGCTCTCGAACCAGTTCGAAGAACTTTTGAACTTTTCGAAAGCCTTCCCCGCCGAAATAGACGCGATCCCGCGAAGGTCTGTACTGTATATATAATCACAGTCATGACCAAACCGATCCAAGCGCGAACGCCCAGCTGGGTGGTAACCTGGCAAGTTATGCCAAAACCTATCCCATGAGGGAGACTTAAAGGTGCTCCCGACTTCGTTCGTGTATGCTATATGAGCGGTTGACGAGGACCACGTGCTGCGCGCTACCTCAGACCCGGTGAACCATGGATAGGTTCTTGGGACCAATGTACCGCTCTCTTTCAAGAGCGTATAGGTAGTCCGACTAGTGGAGGTCACGGCGCCCATCCATATGGGCTTGGAACCGGGACCAATCACTGGAGGCATAGAATCGTGGTTCCGCAAGGAATGCACGACCTCGTGTCGCACGCTGTAAACGTGTTCACAAGACGCGTTTGCAAATCGTTGAACAGGGTGGTTTAAATACCCATAACAGCGATTGCGGAACTGATAGGTTATCGTGATGATAGCCATATCCGAACCAACGCGCTCATAGCTGTAGTCCAGCCCACAATAGTTGACCAGTGAGTAATTATATGATCCAACAATTTTGTAATCGTTGGACCATTGATCACTTCCAGCCAATCTTTTAAGGTGGAAAAGAAGCTCCTCAAACCTGTAACGGTTTTGGGAGACAACTCCTCCAGTGGGACTGTAGTAGTCGGGGATGAAGGTATAACCTCCACCAACGCTGCTAACACGGAGGGATCTGAAGTCGGCGTTATCGCCGGCCTCTTGGATCCTAGGTACATTCCCCAGAATAGTATTGCCAATACCACGCCCAGGATAGATATCCTGTGATCCACCGACAGTTGAAAGACTGCCAGAGGCGTTCGTGTGATTGACAAGCCCCTCCTTTGCTTCGATTGACGCGATACCATCAGCGAGCCTGCCTGGAAAGAAACCAGACATAAAGCTGCCAAAGTAGCGCCAATCCTCGGTCGAGTCGTATGAAAGCTCATCGGGCGCGTTCCCTTCTTGGATGACAATACCGGTGTTAACCGGACGCCATCCTAACAGGTAGTAACCGTCGAGCCCCTGGAATGGGACTTCAATCTGTAGGTCATTGAAGAGAGGGTCCAGGCGGAAGCCTGGGCGCCAATCGTTAGTCCACCCATAGTCAGTTACATAGACGTTTGGGGGGTCCTGTGGCACGAACTTTGTGCGCACAGAGAGACCGAGAACAGTATTGAGTCTATCGTTATATTGATAAACAGCCACGTGTGCCTCCGTTAGGAGGCATGCCTCCATGACTAGGGGGGTCCGGGAAATCCGG